GATGACACGAGAGGAAATAATTACAGAACTCAACCACCGAGCAACTCAAAAGTATTTGGTATACTTGGCGCTCCAAGAAATTATGCTGGATTACTACGAAGACGTGACAATGCTAAAGGCATTTGATGTAGATTTGAGAACCAAGCATAAAAACATGAATAACGCTTTAAAACGTAAGTCAACAGAAGCGTTTAGGTTCTTGGAAAATTACGACGGAGGAGAGGCAACAATTAAGCAGTTTCACGAGTTTGTTACTTTGTTTGAACGCCTCCACAATTCGATTGACCAAGGTGGCAATTTATTTCACGACTGCTTATCAGCTATTGAACAAATCTTAAACGACAATGAAAAGACGCAGAGTAACTGACGAGGAAAAGCAGTTAATATTTGAAGGATGGCAAGACCGCAAGCCAATTAAAATAATTGCAATTGAACTTGGCAGATGTTATGGCACAATTTATACCGAACTAAAACGTCGTGATTTAGTTGGATAAATTAAAAATAATTATATTTGTGTATCGAATCATTCCTGAGGTGAGAGGCAAGAATGATTCCATAGGTTAACTTAACCTGCCCCGACAGTCTCTCACCTGTTGGGGTTTTTTATTTTATATGAAAAAAGAAGCTTATTACTTTTCCCACGATTCAAATGCCAAAGATGACCCAAAGATTCTCCAGCTAAGAATGGAAATGGGTTGGGAGGGGTATGGGTTGTTTTGGGCAATAATTGAGATGCTAAGAAATGAAAGTGACTTTCGGATGCGAACGCATTACAAAGGCATTGCATTCGCATTGCAAACGCATGAAGATTGCATAAAAAAGCTAATTAATGAATTTGATTTATTTGAATTAGACGAGCAATATTTTTGGTCTGAAAGCCTATTAAAGCGTATGGAATTAAAGGAAGAGCGCTCAGAAAAAGCAAGAGAATCAGCCAAGAAACGCTGGAATCGAGACATTGATGCGAACGCAATGCGAACGCATAGCGAACGCAATGCGGATGCAATGCAATTAAAAGAAAGTAAAGTAAAAGAAATTAAAGTAAAAGAAACCAAAGTAAATGAGGATTCACATAATGCGATTTTTCGTCAATTATGGAATAATAACATTTGGTTGGAAGGATTAGCAATGAACTGGAAAGCTGATTTAACAGAAGTTAAAAACCATTTGAATACCTTTAGGCAAGAATGTATCTTAAAGGCAGATTTTAAAGAAAACGAAAAGCTTGCAAAAGAACATTTTTTTAATTGGGTAAAAAGAGGAAACCCAGTACCAAAAAAAGAAAGCAAAGGCAAAAACGTATTTGACGAACTTTACGAGGATTTACAAAAACAAAAACACCTAAACAATGAATGAGATAATTTTAACGCACCTCCGCAAGATGGAGTTTGTTTGCGGACTAAAGCAATTTAAAGAGTACAAAAAAGAAGAGGCAAGCGAGTTACTTGGATGCCTTAGTAAATTATTTGGCAGCTACGGCTGGATGACTGAGGCAAGAGTTGACTACATTTTGCACGCTGGAATGCGAGGGCAGTATGGCGATTTTTACCACGTAAACGAGAAGACAGTTAGCGTTTGGATAAATCAATATTATGCACATCACCAAAGCCAAATTGTGCAAGAAGTTCAAGCTTTAAACAACAAAGAAAGCGAACCCAGCAACGAAGAGATTGCCTACTGGATTGAGGTTGGAAAGCAGATATTTCGAGATAATTACCAGTATGCCAAGGACACAGGATTTTGCAGGGATATTGCAGAATGGGGCATGAACTGGTTTAATAAGTTTCAAGAAAAAGGAATTTTAAAGCCTTGGGAGTTTAACGTGGAGGAGATGGAGAACGACGTGCGAAAAGAGTTACGCTTTACGGTGAGATATGTAGACGAGACCAGCGTTGGAGCCAAGACCAAAAACAAGATTTGGAAGTTGTTTATTTTACAAGCAATCAGAGAAAACAAGGATTTAGATAAACTAATATGACTTCAATAAAAAATGAATTTTTAGTTAAATCAATTGACTCTTTTTTGTGCAATGAATGGCTTTTAAAAAAGCATTATTTAAAAAGGAAAACCTCATTTTCTTATTCATTTGGTCTTTATAAAGACAAGATTCTAGTTGGGGTTTTAACTTTTGGCAATGCAATACCTTTAACAATGAAAAAGTCTTTGTTTGGTGAAAATTACATGGATTTAGTTTATGAGTTAAATAGGCTATGTACAAATGATGATTTAGATAAAAATGCAAATTCATTCTTTATATCTCAAGCTTTTAAACTTTTGCCAAAACCAATGATAATAGTTTCTTATGCTGATAAATCAGTAGGTCATACTGGTTACATTTATCAGGCAACAAATTTTATTTTTACTGGAGAAAGTCATACTCAATTAGATTGGAAGTTAAAAGGATATGAACATTTGCATTCGAGAACTTTAATGGATGAATTTGCCTTTCAACCTGACAGAGTAAAAAAGCTTAAAGAAAAATATGGAGATGACCTTTATCAAGTAAGAAGGGAGTCTAAATATAGATATGTTTATGTTTTAGCTGATAAAAAAACAAAAAAGCTCATAATGAGCAAAAAGCAATTTGATATTAATCCTTATCCGAAAGGAGATAATAAAAGATATGACGCTAGTTATCAACCATTAATTCAAACAACTTTATTTTAAACCAAAACAATTATGAGCAAAATTTACGGCGGAAACGCAAAGATTATTCAAACAAAATTTGGCACAATGACAAAGATTAGCCAAAGCAGAACTGACCTTGAAAAGTTATTGGCATACCTAAACTCCAACGATACCGAATGGGTTAATCTAGTAATGAAGGAAAAGCAAGAGAAAGTTGAAGGCAAGGCAACTCATTATTTGGAGGTAGACGATTGGAAGCCTGTACAGGTAGCAAACAAGCCGACAGAGAAGCGCATTGTCGAAAATGATAACTTACCTTTTTAAATGAAAAAAAACGATTTGTACGCAATCTTTGCAGCGCTAGTAGGCATTACCCTACTGGCTTTGCTAAAGATTTCTAGCCTACTGCTATTTATTGTGCTATTGGCTTTGTGGACCTTGGCTTGGTCTTGGATTTATGAACGCTGCAAATGATTCAGTTTAAAATAAACGAAAAGCCTTTAAGCGTCAATTTAGCTTGGCAGGGCAAACGATTTAAAACGCCAGCCTACAAAGATTACGAGAAAGCAATGCTTTTGCGTATGCCAGCCTCTAAGGTAGACACAAGCCAAATGCTTAGGGTTGAGTTTTTCTTTGGCTTTAGCAACTCAGCAAGTGACCTCGACAACCCAGTTAAGTTGTTAATTGATATTGCACAGAAAAAGTACGGCTTTGACGATAAAAATGTTTTTGAGTTAAACGTGCGCAAGTGCTTGGTCAAAAAAGGAGAAGAGTTTATACAAATGGGCATTTATCAGTTATTACCTTTTTAAACAAAAATCTTGGTTTTAACTTGGAATCAAATCGCAATCTTATATTTGCGTAAAGATTAAGCAAATGAGCATTTACGAAGGGTTACTAATTAAGAAAGCAAGAAAGCAAGCTGGATATAACCAGCTGGATTTGTGCAAAAAAATTGGATTGAGTCACGCACCAATAAACCATGTCGAGAATGGCTTGGAATCAATAAGCCTTTTGAACTTACGCAAGATTTGTGAAGAGATTGGTTTGGAGGTAGTAATAAAGCGGAAAGATGGCTAAAGGTTACCCGATTTCAAAGCCTGACTATTCGCTGGAGATTAGATACCGATTAAGAGACGGACAATGGTCCCCTTGGTCAAACAAAGGAAAGGGTAAATTTGAATGCATAGAACTTGTCCAGCGCCAAATAAGAACATTGGCAGCAGCTTACCAAGGACGGGAAAAAGAAGTAAGATTTGAATGGAACGGAAAGCTTTGCAATTTTAGTGGAGAGCCTACTGGTCAGACAATAATATTAATGTAGTTATTTTGGGTTTTTGTTAATCATAAAAGGCTTGGGTTTTGCTCAAGCTTTTTTTTCTAACTTTGACTTGGATAAACAAATTTTTGCAAGATGAACAACGGACATGGAGGAGCAAGAATAGGAGGAGGCAGAAAGCCAAAAGCAGATGAGATTAAAATCATCGAGCAAATGGATGCTATTGCCGTACCTGAACAAGCTTGGAAAGCACTTTGGGATAAATGCCAAGATGGAGATATTCAGGCAATCAAATGCTGGCTAAATTACCGTTTTGGTATGCCTAAGCAGACAGTTGACGTTACAACTCAAGGAGAAAAGGTAACACCTCCAATTGAATGGCTTAAAAGCAAATAATGGATTCAATTAAGCTATTAGACAAATACCAGCCTTTATTTTACGAAGAGCCACAAAATCGGTATTTCCTAATCACTGGAGGAAGAGGTTCAGGTAAGTCTTGGACCCTTTCGCTATTCCTTTTAAACCTAACTTACGAAGAGGGCCACGTAATCCTTTTTACTCGTTGGACTCTAACCTCTGCGTTTATTTCGATTATTCCTGAATTCATCGACAAAATTGATTTGATGAATAAAGCGGAGGACTTTGAAATAACCCAGTCAGAAATCATTAACAAGGCAACAGGCTCAAAGATTCTATTCCGAGGTATTAAGACTAGCCAAGGAACGGCAACTGCAAATCTGAAGTCAATTGCTGGAGTTACAACCTTTATTCTCGACGAATCGGAGGAGCTAATGGATGAGGATGTATTTGACCGCATCGACCTATCTATTCGTGCCGTAAACAAGCCAAACAGAGTTATTTTGGTAATGAATCCTAGTTACAAATCTCATTGGATTTATAACAGATTTGTAAAGTATGCAAGGGAAGACACAAACTACATTCATACGACCTATCTAGACAATCGAAACAATTTGTCGCCGTCTTTTATTGCACAGGCCGAAAGGACAAGAACGGAAAACCTACACCGCTATAATCATTTATTCCTTGGCCATTGGCTAGAAGACGCAGATGGGATGTTGTGGAATAGGCAAATAATTGAACGTCTAAGAATGGCGAATTCGCCACAATTAGAACGCATTGTGGTATCGGTTGACCCAGCCGCATCCGCCAATTTAGATTCAGATGAGACTGGTATAATTGTTTGTGCTAAAGATTCAAATGGAAATGGATATGTATTGGAAGACCTTAGCGGTAAATACTCTCCTAGCCAATGGGCAGCCGTTGCCGTTAAAGCATTTGAACGCTGGAACGCCGATTGCATAGTTGCCGAGAAAAACATGGGAGGAGATATGGTTGAAAGCGTTTTGAGGTCGCAAAATACGACCGCAAGAATAAAACTAGTAAATGCAACTAAGGGTAAATACGTTAGAGCTGAGCCTATCTATTCACTTTATGAGCAAAATAAAATTTATCACATTGGCCAATTTCCAATCCTTGAAAATCAAATGATTACATTTGACCCTGATAAAGGCAAGTCGCCTGACCGAGTAGATGCGCTTGTTTGGGGATTTACAGAATTACTTTTGGGTTCAAAATTTACCTTTTCAATATGAGCAAAGAAACAATTGCAGCGATTATTCTAATGTTTATCACCTACGTGCTGATTGCATTTATAACTTTAGATTTTAATCCGCTTACATGGCATTGGGTAGCAAGAGCTTCTATGCTTGTAATTTGGTTTTATGGAACTACATTTTTAGAAAAAAATAAATAGGTATATTTGTTAAAACGAATATGCTATGCTATTAAAGGCTCTTCAGAATTACATCACGCCACAAGTCATGCCAACCAAGACTTATCCCGATGTAAATCTGCTCAATCAAATCCTATACGGCCAATTTACGGCTTCGACTCTTGTTGTTTGGTATGACTCAAACCAGCAAACTTTTATTGACCAAGGTTACAAGGGAAACGCTTTAGTTTATTCAATTATTCGAAAAATAGCAGAGAAGGGCAAGCAATGCCCTACTTACGTTTATAAAGAAACTGAATCAGCAAAGAAATACAGAGTAGGGAAATACAACTCTAAAGAGTTAAACAGATTGCAAAGCATAGCGTTTAGAAAAAAAGAGCTGCAAGATGTTAATTACTCTGACCCAGTAAGCCAGCTAATTAAAAACCCTAACCCGATGCAAACTTGGGCGGAGTTTTTAGATGCCATGCTAACGTGGTACAATACTAGCGGTGAAATATTTGTTTATGGCTTTTCTCCAGCTGAAGGACCAAATAAGGGCAAGATTAAGGAGATGTACGTAATGCCGTCAAACTATGTGGAAATTGTAGCTGGTAATTTGTTTGAGCCTGTGAGAGGTTACAAATTGATTATTGGCGACCAAAACATTGAGATACCAGCAGACCAAGTATTGCACATCAAAACCACAAACCTTACTTGGGATTTGAACGGCGCACAACTTAGAGGTATGCCTCCCCTATTGGCTGGTTTAAAGACATTGCAAGCAAACAACGAAGCGACCGAAGCAAAGCAAAAGACTTTCCAAAACGGAGGCGCCAAAGGTATTATTTCGCCTAACATTACAAACCCTGAGTTTTGGCCATCGCCTGACCAAAGGGCAAAAATGGATGAAAGAATTGACGAACGTATTAATGGCAATAAAAACATTAATAAAATCGTTGCCTCTTCCATTCCTTTGCGTTACGATGCAATCGGATTGTCCCCAGTTGCAATGGATATCATCAACTCTCAAAACATGGACTTGCAGACCCTTTGCGGTCTTTGGGGAGTTAATCCAGTATTATTTACGTCTAACGCTACCTATGCCAACTTAGAAGGCGCCCAAAAGGCTTTGGTTACCGACGTAATTATGCCGCAACTGCAAATGATTGAGGAGAAGTTTACTCAATGGATTGGCAAGTCTTATGGCATGGATTACGTTATAGACTTTGATATTTCTAGCTTTAGCGAGTTGCAACCCGATGTAAAGGTAATTCTTGACACTTATGGAAAGTCACCTTACTTTACTGGTAACGAGGTTAGAAGCCTACTAAACTGGCACGCAAGCGAAGACCCAGCAATGGATGTGCATTGGATTCCTAGCAACGTAATTCCAAGCGAGGAGGCTTTAGGAAACGCATCTACTGACTTTGTAGATTTCCAAGCGTAAACGAATGAAAAAAATAAATTATTCCAAGGTTAGAAGGTCAGCGCAAGAGGACCTAAAGAAATACGAGCGCTTTGGAATAAAGGTATTTAAAGCGGCTTTAAAGCTACAAGCAAAGCCAAATCCGTCGCCTTTGCCTATGCAAGAGGCTTATATTACTTTTTATCAGAAGGTATTTGTTGATTCAGCCAAAAAGGAATTTGACAGAATAAGGCAAGACAACAGAGAGAAAGCGTTTGTACCAAGTGATTTCTTTTTAAATACTTGGCGAGAGTGGATTAAAGACTGGGTTTTGCAAAACCTTGGTACACTTATAGCTGGCGTAAACAATACGACCCTAGAACAAATTCAAAAGATATTAGGAGATGGCTTGGAGCAAGGTTTAAATCCTTTCCAGCTAGAGCGTCTTTTATTGAAAGAAATACCAAATATTGCTAGAGCTAGGGCAATAGCTAGAACAGAATCGACACGAGCTTACAATGAAGGCAAGAAGCGTTCGGCTGATGACTGGGCCAAGCAGACTGGGACAACTCTTTGGAAACTATGGATTCACGGCGGAGCTAAGGAGCCAAGGTTTCAGCATATACAAGCACAAGACAAGCCAATAAGAGCCGACCAACCTTTTGTTTTTACGACCAAAGGCGTGCAGGTTTTTATGGATAAACCAGGAGATATAAACGGCGGAGCAGCTCAGACAATTAATTGCAATTGCGTTGTGGTGTATATTTCCGAGGCTTACGCCCGTCGAAACTTTCCTAACGCATTTGCTGGTTTACCGCCTTTGACTAGACCAGCCGCGCCTTTAACTGCCCCAATTATAACTCCAGCATTGCCTCAGGAATCAAGCGGGTTTAAATATGCAAGCACATTAAAAGAGGCTAAACTAATAGCTAAAGAAATAATTAATCAACAAACTAAGTTAAAAGTTATAAAAACGGAATTTAGTTCCGAACTTTCCCTAACCAAGCTAAACAGATACAATGAGCAATTAAACAAGCTCACTAATGAATACCAGCTTTCAGATTATTTAACTAATAATCAAATTAAACTTAGGTATCGTTCAAGTGGCAGCAGTTATGGATACATTAAGAGAACCCAAACCAGTCTTGTTGAGATTAATTTTGGGCATCAAACTGATTTAGACGAAAGATTAATTCCAAGAGTAGGTAAGGATATTTATGGATTTACTAGGTATGCTGGTAAATCAAAAGTTGATAGAGATAAAGTAGATTTGGCTACACTTACTCACGAATTTGGCCACGTTATAGCAGTAAAAAATAAATTAATGATGGCTAGATATCCAGAGTTACAAAATTTCTGGCTAGAAATGGACATAATTAGAAGCTTTTATCAAAAAGAAATAAACGACCCAAATAAAATAGCAAATGTATTTCTTGGAAAATATGCCAGTACAAACGATAACGAATTTTTGGCAGAGGCATTTACAGAGTATAAGTTAAGCTCCAACCCAAGTAAATACGCTTTAGAGGTTGGGAAATTAATTGACAGATATTTTAAAAAATAGACAATGGAGGCAGTTAATCTAGTTTGTTTTAAATGCAAACATTTTGAAATGTTTAAAGGAGGTTGCAGGGCTTTTCCTGACGGAATACCCGATGCAATTACAAGCGGCTTAAATAAGCATTCCAAACCTTTAAAAGGTCAAACAAATACAATCGTATTTGAGCCAATTGAAGAAGTACAAAGAACCTAAGCTTTTTCGCCTTTTGTTTCCTAATTTTTTTTCTTTGTATATTTGGGTAAACGAATAAGCAATGGCGGAAACGTATTCAGATTATCCCGAAGCAGTTAGGAACAACGCTAAAAGAGTTTTGGAATATGTTGAGGAAAATGGCTGGGGACCTTGCGGAACGCCAGTAGGAAAGCAAAGAGCCAACCAGCTTGCAAACGGCGAGCCAGTTTCGGTCGATACGATTAAGCGAATGTTTTCGTATTTAAGCCGTCACGAGGTTGATTTACAAGCCTCCACGTCTTATTCAGATGGTTGCGGATTGCTTATGTATGACGCTTGGGGTGGTAAGGCTGCTTTAGGATGGAGCAGAAGTAAATTGAGAGAATTAGGTGAAATAAAAGATAATAGCGATATGGGTTTCGTAAAAAAAGGATTAAACCAAGGATTTACAGATAGCGACATGAAACAAGGAATTGTTTCAGGTTACTTTGCCGTTTTTGGCAATAAAGACCTTGATGGTGACGTTATCGAAGCTGGTGCGTTTACCAAGACAATCATGGAACGTGGACCACAAGGAAAGCAGCTAATTAAGTATTTGCTTGACCACGACAAAAACAAGGTTGTCGCAAAAATCACTAATCTTTACGAAGACAATAAAGGATTGCGTTACGAAGCAAAGATTGGCTCTCATGCTGCTGGCCAAGACTTTCAAAAGATGATTGAAAGCGAACTAATTAACCAGCATTCTTTTGGATTTAGAACTATTAAAGAGCAGTTCGACCAAGAGTCCAAAGCAAACCTAATTAAAGAGGTAATGATGTATGAGGGTTCTGCCGTTCAATTCTTAGGAGCTAATCCTGAGACCACATTTATTGACCTGAAAAGCGAGTCTGATGCATTCGAATATCTTAGCAGACTTGAGAAGTTTGTAAAGACATCTGATGCAACGGATGAAACACTTGAAAAACTAGAAAATCAACTTAAATCACTTTTGGAGTTTCTAAAGCCAGCAGAGCCTACTTTAGAAATTAAGGAAGCCGAGGAGGTAGAAATAATAACAATTAACGAACTTAAAAAACAATTTGAATCATGGAAAATCTAACTTTGGATGCCGTTAAAGCGGTAATCGCAGAAGCTGGCGAAGCCCTAAAGGCAAAAGCTAGCAACGCTGAAGTAAAAGCCAATGAGGCTTTCGAAAAGGCAGAAGCATTGTTGAAATCATTCGACAATGTAGTAAGTAAAGAAGATGCAGCAGAAATGCAAAAGCAACTTGACAAGCTTGACATCGCTATGCAAAAAAGCGCAGTTGAGAAAGAAGTAACCGCAGAAGATTTCAAGACTGCATTTATTAAGGCTTACGCTCCAGTTAAAGCTGAAATCGAGCGTTTGAAGAATGAGCCTAACGCTCGTCTTAAGGCTCCTTTGGTATTTGAAATTAACGAGAAGTCAGTTGGGACTATCACTTTAGCTTCAACTATTGCTAACGAAGCGTCTTCAGGACAAGTAACAATCTCTGAGTTTACAGGTGTTGTTTCTCCTATCCGTCAGCGTTTGTTGGTTTACCTTGCTAACGCAAGCGTTGGAGCAATCGGAACTCAGTATGCAGTATGGGTTGAAGAATACGACCAACAAGGAACTCCAGTAATGATTGGCGAAGGTGTTGAGAAAACTCAAATCGACGTGCAATACAAGGAGCAGAGAGCTAAGGTTGAAAAGATTGGTGTTCACATGAAGGTTTCTATGGAAATGCTTGAGGATGCCGCTTACTTGGCTTCTTACATCCAATCCAATGGCGTTAAGCGTGTTGAGACTGTAATTGAAAACCAGTTGTTCACTGGTAACGGAACTTCTCCTCAGCTTGCTGGTTTGTTGTCTAAGTCTACCACTTTCACTGGCGGTTCAATGGCTGGTGGTGTTGAGTCTGCTACTAACTGGGATGTTATCCACGGAATCATCGCTCAAGTAAGAGCTGCAAACGGAACTGCTACTGGCGTATTCGTTGAGACTGGACAATATCACTTGATGCTTTCTGAGAAGGATGCAGAAAAGCAATATATCTTGCCAGCTGGCGTTACTTTCAACGCACAAGGTGGAATTACTGCTTGGGGTGTAAACATTATCCCAACCAACGCTTTGACTGGAACTGCTGCTAACTTTGTAGGTGGTGACCTTTCAGTTATCAACGTACGTTTGAGAAGCGGTTTGCAGGTAGCTATCGGAGAGTCTGGCGATG